GTGTTCAAAGAGAAGCGATCCGGCCGCGAAGAGTTATGGCGCAAGGAACAACAACTATGGGCAGGTGACCACTGGAAGGGCCTGAGGCCGCCAGATAACGGTCCATACCCAGAGCGCATGGAATATGTCGGTAACTACGCATGGAGCCAGTTAGAGTCTATTGTGGCGCGTTTAACAGGGTGGGTGCCGACACCAGACTTTGAACCGACTGAGCCGGGAGACGAAGAGAAAGCCGCACTTCTGAATGTGTTCATCCCATGGGAATTGAACCAGATCAAATTCAAACAAAAGCATATCCGAGCAGTACGGCGCATGGTCATCCATGGGCCGATTATTTATAAGGTCATTTATGACCCTACGGTCAATGGCGGAAAAGGAATGAATCGATACATTGGACAAAATGATATTCTTCCGGTCAACTTCGGATCATTCTTCCCGGATCCTGCAGTTAAGGATTTCATAGACCTCCAAAAAGGCCGGGCGCACATCATCAATAATCTACTGACTCTGGATTACATCCGGGAACGATGGCCCAAACAGGGTGTAAAGGTGCAGGCTGACAATCAGTCCAGCGACACCGAAATCTTTGACCGGGACAGTGACACCATTGTTGGCAACACCGTCCAGACCGAGGACAACCGTACAACCGTCAATGTTCTAGAGTATTGGTACAAGGGAACCCCGAAGTACATGAGCAGTGAGGACACCAAGATATTCAAGGAATTGGCCGATCAGCAGTTGATGGAAGGCAAAGACCCCATGGAGGCTATTCAGAAATCCAAGGGTAAAGCCAAGGGTGTCCATTGTCTATATGTCACCACAAACGGTGTGTTCTTGGAGCATAAGGCGTATGTGTACGACCACGGTCAATACCCGATCATTGCGCGGACCTTGTTCCCGGAGGAAAACAACCCTTGGGGCAAAGGTTATGCCCGGGATATGATCGCTCCTCAGACGTTCTATAACCGTTTTGTGGAGTTGGCGATTGAAATCACAGCCAAGATGGGCAATAGCGTCATTGTGTACGGCACAGGAGCCAGCCTCACCGAGGCATTCAAGACCATCTGGAAGAGATTCCGCAGCAAGCCTGGGGCTATGCTTCCTTTGCAAGGAGATGTCAATCAGGTCAAGGAATTGCAGGGTGTACCGCCTAATCCAGGCATCTATCAATACATCCAACACTTCTTGGAAATGTTGCAGAAGATCCCCGGCATGTTCGATTCTGCTAATGGTTCGGCAAATCCCAATGTAACCAGTGGACGCCAATCCGAGGCGCTTATCGCAGCTGCACAGGGACGATTGTCCAACGCTGCTGAACTCATTGAGGATGCCGTACAGGAAGCAATTGAGCAATATATTGCATTATGCGCACAATTCTATAGCACCGAGCGTGTGGCCCGCATTACCGGCAAGGATGTTAAGTTCAGCCGGGATGCTTTGATGAACACGGTTCAAACCGAATATGAGACAGGAGGAGTGATGGTTGATCAGGCAACAGGTCAAGAGGTACCGGAAGTGGTTCCGGTCATGGAGGAGTATGTACCCAAGTTTGATGTGAAGGTCAATATTGGTGTAGAAAAGCCGCGTGACCGCGAGTATTACATCCAAACGGCCATGAACCTACTGAAAACCGTTGACCCCATGACGCAGATGCCCATGATCGATGCCAAGGCGGTGAAATATACGCTGGAGAATGGCCGTATGGAGCCGATGAGTGTCATTGAGGAACGGATGCAGGTAGCGCAGCAACAAATGATGCAGATGCAACAGCTCCAGCAGGAAAACGCCATGCTGCAGGAACAACTGGGGCAAGCCTCACAGCAGATTCAGCAGGCGCAGCAAAACGATATTACCGCGGCGAATCAATCGCTAGAGTTGCTGCAAAAACAGGACGAACAGCAATTCAATCGGCAGATGCAAGTAAGAAAGATGGAGAATGATGAACGAAAAACAGCCATGATGGGGGTGGGAAGACAATGAGAGAAACATTCACGTTAATGGTGTACAAAGAATACCCAGGGAATTCCGAAGTTTTGATGGGTAAAATGGAATTTAATAATTATCCGACAAATGATGAAATACGATCTGAAATTGATTCGTTTGAAGGAACACACGCACGAGTAATTAAAACATACAGAAAGTAGGCCGTTCCTAGTCGTAGGTTCGGCCTTTTGTTATGCGACGCTTTGCCATAAAGATATACCGACTCTAGCGGTCACCACGCCGCCTTTCGATAAGGAGTGTTACCCATGAGTGAAGAAATCGCCAACCATAGCGAGGAATCACCCGAGATTCAAACCGACGCCGAAACGGAAGCTGTTTATGCCTCATTTGGACTGACTCCGAAGGCAGAAAAGAAAGAAATTGAATTCCCTGTCGTGAACGATGATCCAAAACCGGAGGAAACGGAAGATTCTGAACCCACCACAGTCCAGGAGAAGCCAGCCAAAGGTATCAAGGTCAAGTTTCTTGGCGAGGAAAAAGAAGTTCCGGAAGACGAAGCGCCAACGTGGATTCAGAAAGGAATGAACCACGACCGCTTGCAAGAAAAACTTTCGGAACAGCAAAAAGCTTTGGATGAAGTGGCTGTCCTACAAGGATTCAAGGATCACGCAGACCTCATTGCCAATCTCCCGAAACTCCGGGAGCAGCAGCAAAAACAACGGCAGACCGAATTGGACAACATGAAAGCCGATATGTTGGACCAGTTGGAGGCAAACGGCATTGACCGTGAAGCTGCTGAAAAGTGGATTGAGAATCACCCTACGTTCAAAGCAGGACGTGAAGCGCTGGAAAACCAGCGTGTAGCCGATCAGAAAGCCGCAGAGAGCGAACGTTGGGGCGAACTGTACAAAAAGTACCCTAACCTATGGGAAGACGTGCAGAAGTCAAACGGAGCGCCTGTAGAATGGTTCTCCGGCGAGTTTGAACGCATGGTGCAAGAAGGGAATCGGCCATTGCTGGTCTATGAACACCTGTTCCGTGATCAGATTCAGGCCAAAACCAAAAAGGACACTGAACAAAAGTTAATCAAGCAGCAACAATTGGGCGCACGTGCCCAGGTTGAGGGCAGCGGCGCACCGGAACCGGAGGCAAATGACCTTTTGCCGGAGCAACGAGCCTTAGCAGAACTCTACGGAGTATCAGAAAAAGGCGTGAAGCAGCAACAAAAAATGATCCAAAATAGGAGGTAACACATATGGCATTTGTGTGGCATCAGTCCAGCACATCGAGACAACCCAAATACATCACTAATATTCCGTTCACGGCTTCCACCACCTTCACCTATGGTCAAGCCTTGATCGTCTCCAGCAGCACAGGCAAATGGGTGACCGCTGCGGCAGGCGGTCCGATTGGCGGTATTTACAATGGTCCGACAGTAACAACCCCGGCAAGCCCGGACGTATATCCGGAAGTGATTGAGGCCCAAGCAGGCGACGAGTACACCGTGGATTATGTCGGAACCCCAGATGCAACATTCCTTCCCGGTCAAGCAGCAGCAGACATCTCTTCGGGTGGGCTGACCCTTAATGCGGCAGACGTTACAGGCGGTCCGTGCGCAATCCTGTCTCTCAACACAACCAAATCGAAGGCCATTGTGCGGATCAAGAACCGCCAATTCAGCTAAGGGGGCGAACATAAATGACCATTAACACAGGCACTTTTCAATCCATGCGCACGATCAATACCATATATGAGCCGATCTTGCGCGAAGTATACACCCAATCGGTATCTGAGCAAACGGATTACCTGCCCTTGATGTACAACATGGGCAAGACCACCAAGGAACGCGAACACTATGAAGGCGTAGGCGCTCAAGGTCTCATGCAGCCGTGGAATTCCACGGGCAAGGCCGTGTTTTATGAAGACCGGGAAAAATTATTTCCTACCAACATTCCGCAGGTCAAATACTCCTTGGGTACGCAAATTGACCGGGAATGGTTTGACTTCAACAAGCACCAGGACATCAAGGATGAAGTGATCAAACTGTCCGATGCGGTGTATCAAACCCGGCAATATCAAGGCATTGAAACGTTCAAGAATGCCTTTACCACAAGCGGTACGGACTACCGAGGCATTACCGTTATCAACGGAACTGCAGGACCGGATGGTAAAGCCTTGTGCGCCACAGACCACCCGCTGAGCCCAACCAATTCCAGCCAAACAAACAGCAACTTGATTTCGCTGTCCCTGGACTATGACTCTTGGCATGAAGTTCAGGTTATGGGGCAAAACTGGGTTGATTCCAAGGGCAATCTGATGCCGGTCATGTTCGATTGCTTGATGGTATCCCCTCGCCTCATGAGCATTGCCTATCAATTGGCCGGCATGAACGCGAAGAAAGCAGACAATGCACAAGCGGTTTATGTTCCGGAGCAGGCCAATTTCTCGCTAAACATCTATCGCGGCACATTTGACGTTATCGTCAACCCGTATCTGCCCAATGCGTACAACTGGTTTGCCATGAACAAATCTCGGATGCGCCGGTACAACAAGTGGAACGAGTTCCGCAAGCCGGACTTCAAGAATGAAACGGATTTCGATACGGAAATCTTCAAATATGCCGTTGTTGGCCTGTGGGGCAAGGGCTTTATCGACTGGTCCTGGATCATCGGCTCCAACGCAACTTCCTAAGGAGGCGTGACATGAGCAAATACGGCGTAGATTACACCTCAAATAACGGGAAGGGAATTGTCCGGGCCGACGGGTTTGTGATTGGTAGTGTAGCAAAGGCTCCGGCTGTGGTGATTTCGACCGCGATCACCTTTGACCCTCCTTCTCTCGCCACCGCGACTCCGGCAGTTTCCAGCGGCATCACGGTTACAGGCGTTGCTTTAGGGGATCACATTGATCTGTTCCCTCCTTATAACACCCAAGGCATCATCTACTCAGCGTCTCCGTCTGCAGCAAACACCATCATTATCTCCCTGTTCAATGCTTCTGCCGGAACGGTTGATCTTGCCTCCGGCACATGGGGCGTTGTGGTGACCAGGAGGGCATAACATGGAGAATATCACATGGTCTGTGGGCAGTAACGCTGCCCCGACACCAGACAAGAAACTGGAGTATGTGTCCACCTGGAAGGTGTTTAGCAAACTGCCGGAGGACGAAAAGGAAAAACGATTCAACGAAATGCGCGCCGATCTGATTATCTTGGGACGCATGGAAAACAAATGATGGAGGAGCTTCGGCTCCTCTTTTTCTTTATGGAGGTGCGCCATGCCCTTACACTTGGCCGAATTGAAGAAGCACAGCGAGCAAAACGAAGCAATCATCAAGCAAAATAATCGAATCATTGAACTGTTGGAGGGATTAACCGATGGGAATCGAGATCAGGCCACGGAGAGTGTACACGAACGCAAACCTCGGAAACGCCGGGGTGTTCCTGAGTGATGCGGTAAACGGCGAGAAATACGGCAGGTTCACCGGTAAAGTGGCATCGGATCAGGGCGGTACATTGGTGTTTGAACATGCTGACGATGACGGAACCGGGGAGACTCCTTCTGACGGATGGGACCAGTTGACCAGCATTACAGTAACAGGTGGAACACCGTCTAAGTTCGATGAAATCATGTATTGCAAATGGATCCGTGTGCGGTACACCAATGGCGCTACACCTACGACCTCGTTCCGTTTGAGTGGATATCTGGGGCCGAGGGGGTAGAGTAAATGGCTACCCTCTTGGACTTGCGCTATATTATCGAAAAGCAAGTAAAAGACAACATCGAGAATCAAGAAATGGTCAATTGGGCCAATGAGGTCAACGCGGATATTGGGACAAACATTAATGTTCCTGCAGATCCCATATCCATCACGCTAACGCCAACTGATCTGGAGTACACGATGCCAACTGATTTAAAGGTCATCAATCGGCTGCGCCTACAGAGTTGGATTGACCAGAACCTGGACATTGAATTTACCACGCCGTACCGCATCTATAACGGGAAAATCATCCTGCCGCGGATACTCTGGATAGCTCCCGATGAATTGGTGGTGGATTATTACAAGCACCTGTCCTATTTTGAGACGGAATCCGATGTGATTGATATTCCGGACCGCCTATCCACGGTGTATACCTTCTACGGATTCTGGAAGTATTACAACATGCCGGAGGTATTGGTCAAAATGGGTGAAGCTCAGGCGCGTAAGATGGCTGAACTGTACTTGCCCATGTACAACAACATGCGGAATCAGGTAATTTCGTATTACTCCCTGAGCGATGAACCGACTACGGTAGAGGGGATGTGGGGACGATGACAACCTTTACCTTTACACTCTCCTCCCGCATTGAAGCACCTGGCACAGACTGGGACGGTCACCTGTTTGTAATCCCTAAACTGACCTTTACCGTCACTGCAGCAAGCTTTGAAGACGCGCTAAACCGTCCGGAAACCATCGAATTCTGCAAAACAAACAAATGCCGGATCGGGAAGTGCATAAAGAAGGTGAAGTCATGAATCAGTTCTGGACAGCCTCTGAAATGGCGCAAAAAATCATCACGCAGAACGCCATGGACATTGAAGACCTGGGCAACCTCACGGCGCAGAAGGCCACCATCTACGGATATATCAATCTCGCATTGTGGGAACTGGCAAGGCTAGCGTTCCGGCTGATGTACTCAGACGAGATTGAGATTGACGCAGATGGGTTTGTGACCTTTACCCAATCAGGCAGCCCCATCACCAACATGTTTGAACCAATGGTGATTTATATGCCGAGCGGTCAACCCATGATGAAAAGGTCTGCCGATGAAGCCCCGCTGGGCTGGTGGAGAGAAGCAGAAACTCAAGATATCCACGTTCGAGGATTCAACATTACCAATAACACCAAACTCGTACCGGGACTGTATAAGCTCAAATACCTCCGTTATCCCAATCCGGTCACAGTAGACACAGATTACCCGGACTTCCCGCCTAGTGGGTACGGAGCAATCATCAACAATGTGTCAGCCCGTATCAAATACAGCAAGAACAGCTTTTCAGATGCACAATATTTTGAGGCGCAAGCCAAAAGTTCCTATGCCAATCTGGCCCAAGGCTCCATCAGCGCCCGGGGGACTGGAACCACCGGACAACCATTGGGCGATAACGATATCTCGAAAGCGAGGGGGAACTAATGGCACAGAACCAGTACCAGCCGTTCGAAGTCAAGGTTTCCCCTCTATTGGGGACGGACACCGCATCAGCTCCCACCACCCTCGCAAAAGGGCGTTGGCGCTACCAAATCAACGCCTATCAAAACAAAATCGGATCGTCCACCAAACGCCCCGGCAGCGTACCCGTCACCAACACCGCGTTGGGTGCATTGATCAAGCACCTAACCGTGTACCGTAGCGGCGCGACAGAGACGATTCTAGGCACGTCAGGCACAAGCTTGTACAAATATGACTCCAGCGCCTGGAGCGCGGCTACAGGGTCATTAACGAGCGCAGATATGCAGGATGTAGACTTTACCAATGCAGACTTGGACAGCCGGAAGCTGATTACCGATGGAGGAAGCCTGAAAGAGTACAATGCCACCACTCATACAGTCAGCGCGGTAACGCCAGCTGCAGATGACCCAGACCCGGCACCCGGCAACGCATTGGCGGACATTAACGCCAAGGGACCGAAGTACATCTTCACTTATTTCGGTCAGGTATTTATCTCTGACGGTAAGGACGTGTGGTATTACTCCAAGCCCTATGAGTACGACTACTTCCCGGAAACACAGTTTGAACGATGGGTGAGGAACAACGATTACTTTACCGGAAACGGCGTAGTGTTTGATAATGTCGTGCTTCTGCCCATGCGCAAAGGGTGGGGCATTCTCACCGGGAAAGACTTTGATGATATCGAAGGAAATTTGTTTTTGAACACCGCAAACGGCTGTATCGCGCCGCGCAGCATCCAAAAAGTCACCTATCCGAACGGTTCACAGACCGTTCTTTTTTTATCAGACGACGGGGTATATGAAATCTATGACACCGGATATCTGGACGTAGGGTCGCGGCGGTATTCAACCCGTAGCAAAACAGCCAATATCATCGACTTTACGGGGATTGGATTCACCGAGGCCGAGAAAGCTGCAGCCTCCAGTTACTACGATGCACAAAACTACATGTACATGCTCTGTATCAGCCGCGATACCCAGCGCTTGATGATGGGTTTTGACACCCGCAACGGCGAATGGTACATCTGGACAAACATCCGGGCCAATGGATTGGTACGGACAGACGCACTCTATTACGCCGGGGAAACGGGACATCTGCACAAGTTTGATGCGATATTGAATCAGGACTGGAACGAAGTTGCGAAGACCACCGGAACAATCGTGGATTTTGTTTGTATGACGGACCTAATCGCATTTGAGAAATCCGGTTACGCTTCTTATCTGGATTATCTTGTAGTGTCCTCCAAGCAGTACGACATCCCGTCTTCCATTGATGTGGAGATACGAGCCTTAACCTCAACCGCAGAGTATACAAGCGCAGTAAACAATGAAATTATGTTGTGGGGTTTGGGTAAGTGGGGAATCGCCGCATGGTATAACCCTGATTTTTCTGAATTGGTAAGTAAACCGAAGCGAATTCCAGTCCATAAACGTTCTGTCTATTTTCAAATTCGATTCAGAAACAACCGCGACGAGCCGTGTGAATTGTACGATTACACGGCAATTGGCCGCGTGTCAGGGAGGTAATATCCATGGGTGATCCGATTAATAGAGCGCCACTAACCGCAGCACAAACCAACCTGGTCAACGGGGAAGTGTCGGACGGTCCGATATTGGAGGCTGCGGTAGAAAATCTGTACGACTACAGTGATACTAAAAACGCCGAGATTAACGCACACTTAGCAGCTTCTACCCTACCCCATGCGGATGGATCGGTGACCACATCCAAGATTCGGGATGGTGCTGTAACGGAACCCAAACTCGCTACAGGTGCAGTCAGCACCAATAAACTGGCGGACAACTCCATCATTACACAAAAGATTCAAAACAACCAAATTACAGAAGATAAAATGGCAAGCGGCTCTGCAAGTAGCAGAGTCATTGCAAATCAGGCAGTAAAGGCTCAGCACATTGACCCTGCTTTATTTGCTCCGTATCCAGATACTGCGGTATGGGCGAAGTTTGCCCAGGTTGATAGTCAGTTTACTCAAGTTGAACAACGGTTTTCTGAGATTACACAATCCGGGTTCTACAAATCTGTTTCAAAGATGCAAAACAACCAATCCACATATGTAATTGCTGTAGGTGACAGTGTAACGTGGAGTGTGCAGCCTTCTCCATCTTCGGCACAAGTACCAAATCCGTACCCCGCGTTATTGCAAGAAAAATTAAGGATGGTATACAACAATAACAATATAACAGTTGAAAACCAGGGCAAGAGCGGATGGTCTGCTGCTACATGGTTAGCAAGTGGAGCTAGTGCTTATTATACAAATGTAATCAATAAACACCCGGACATGATTGTCCTTATGTTGGGGATAAACGATGTGCAAAGCGGTTTTAGTTCCCAAAAGTACAAGACAGATGCGGAGTCTATGATAAAAATAGCTCTCGACAATGGCATCGAGGTACTTCTTCTGTCCCCGACTATGGTCATGGTTAAAAACGACTTTTCTTCTAAGCAAGATGTGAACACGCTCGTATATGAGTATGCGGAAGTGTGTAAGAATCTTGCCAGTCTTTACAATATCGGATTTATTGACATGCAAAACGAGTTTATGGATTTGGTGTATAACAAAAATGTATATCTGGCATCAGATTTGGTGAATGCAACAGATTTTGTGCATCCCACGGAATTGGGATATGCAATGATAGCAAATTTAGTGGTTAAACAATTCCAACGTGCGCCAGTAATGGTGGTTGATTCGGAAAAGTCCTTTGGTGCTGTTGGGTGTCCCTACATTGAAAGCAACATTAAGATCGCTGATAGCCCGACCGGAAGTTCGTTGAGGTTCAAGCAAGTGTACCTTGTTAAAAGCGACAAATACATTAAATTTAGGTTTATGGTGTTGAAAAACAACCTGTCGTTGTATTTGTTGCTTGCCAAAAGTTACTACGGTGGGCAAATGGATATTTATCTGGATAACACTCTGGTGGCTACGGTAAATGAATATGATTCTGCAATCGGATCGGCAGTTACCAGATACGGTATGAAGACATTTATCTCAGACGTTTCCAATGGATATCATGAGTTATTGATTAGCGGAGCAAACATGACAAAAGTAAATGTTGATGCTTTGTACATGTTTATCCTGGAAGCCATCAGTTTTGAAGATAAAACAAAGAATAAGCGATTGTCGGATAACGCTACTGTTCAGCTTGCTAATAACGCTTTTGTGAGCTTGAGACAGGGCAATTTCGATGATTTTGCTTGTTTGCGATCAGGAAGAACATTGGTATGCAGGTTTAAAGGATATGGATTTGTAAATTCCAGCGGTATTTTGATAAACAACACAATAACAGCCACCGGAACAGATTCTGTGGCTAACTTTATTTCATTCGCATCAAGCAAAATTCAGTTGACCACATATAATATAAATTCCGGTACTCCTGTTGTTACGGCTGGAACATCAACTATAGATTTAACAAAAGAACTTGACATTAGAATTGAGATAGATAGCAGTTACGGGTTCAAGGTTTACTGCAACAACGTGCTTGAAGTAACCGCATCAAATTCACAAAATTCAGTTACAGGAGGGTATGTTAAATTACTTAATCAAAGTGGAAGCACCATAACATTGTCGCTATCGGATTTCAGCATATATTCGTATTGATTAACAAATGTCACAATGATTTAATTTATACCCTTCAATTTAATATACAGAAAATGTATAATTGTTCAAAACACGAACAGAATCGAGGGGTTATTTTGAAAATAGTTTGGAAGGCAATCATTATTGCATCAATAATGGTTAACATCATAGGATTAGCAGGAGGTGGATATATTGCAATAAAAGCAGGTTGGATACTAAAGGGAAATGATACCCAGACATACCCAATAAATTATTATATACAGAAGGGTGTATACGACAAATTAAGCGTATCTGAAAACGACATTGTTTTTTTTGGAGATAGTCTTACTGATTTTGGTCAATGGAATGAAGTGTTGTCATCCCCCAAAAAAGTGTTAAACAGGGGGATAATGGGGGATGATACAGAACGGTTACTTGGAAGAGTGAACGAGGTTGGAAATCCGAGTAAAGTTTTTATTATGGCCGGAATAAATGATCTGATAAACGGTGAACCATTGGACCAAATATTAAGTAATTATAAAAATATCGTAACCACCATTTCCAAAAATTCTCCAAAAACTAAAATTTATATTGAAAGTGTTTTGCCTGTTGACAACATCAAATTTAAAGATTCATACAAAACAAAAAAAAGTATAAATCCCAATGACGTTATTTTAATGAATGATCAACTGAAATTACTAGTTCAGGAGTTTAATGGAGTCTATGTAGATTTATATGATTCCTTTTCGTATGGCGACGTACTGAGGAGTAATTACACATCAGATGGAATTCATTTGACTAGTGAAGGATATAACCTTTGGGCAAGTTTATTAATAAAACATGTGAACGACTGAAACTAAGATATTTAATTGATATTTAAGAAGCCTCGGGGCATCCCGGGGCTATTTATTTTGGGGGTGAACCCATGGCAACCGCAAATAAAAACTTATTTCCCGATCTCAGCAACCCAAACGCCGAATACTACCAAGTGTATAAACCCAAGTTTGACACCACGCCAACTTACTCTGCTCCCACATCCTACAGCGGTCAGCAATCATCTTTGGGCAACATCACAGGTGTGAGCGCAGACAAGGTAAACTCCGCATACACAGGGTTTGCGGACAGCGCTCGCGCAAGTGGAACGGCAGGTACAGGCGGACAGGTTAACATGTACACAGCGCCCGGGGGAAATGTGTATAACACCTCGAACATGACGCCACAGCAGATTAACGCCTTGATGCTGAACAAGGAAAACAACCCGAACGCTGCGGCGATACTTTCTGGAATGGGATTGGACATCAACGGTAATCAGAAAATCAAGAGTCCGTGGGAGCAAGGCTTGGACCGTCTCCGTGACAACTACGCTCAAAGCACGGGTAACACCTACAACTACCAGACAGGTGCTTATACGTCGCCTACAGGATCGGGTAGTTCGTACAGCATTCCGCAGAATGGCGGATACGTGCCGCCATCAGCTGCAAGCGCGGCAAAAGGCGTATTCACAGCCCCTGTTTCAGCGACTGGCGCACAGCAGAATCCTTTGTATGAACAGGCCAAAGCGCAGGTGGATCAAAAAAGGGCGGCTATATTTAACGCGTATAATCAGCAAAAAGGAACTCTAAAGGATGAATATGATTACACCCAGCAGCACAAAAACGATAGCAGAATACTGGAGGACGTAGCATTCCAACGAAACAACAATCCATTTAGCGGTCGTACAGGATATGCACAAAGACAGAATCAACGTGATCGAGGTATTGAAGATACCGCGGCGCAAAAAAGCTACAACTCTACTATTGCTGGACTTTCTAGTCAATTAGCAGAATTTGATGCTAATTATCCTGCACTTATTCAAGAAGCATTAAATGCTTTAGAAGACCGTCAATTCAACAAGGATACTACAATCGCTGGGTTGACAGGTAATTACAACGGACAACGGACGTTAGCGGGAAGCGCACAAGACGCAAACGTTCAGAACCAACAGTTCAATCAGGGCATCGCACAAGCCAATGTAACGGGATCCTATCAACCGTATCAATCGCAAATAAACCAAATGAATGCAAACTCTCAGGCTTGGTTTAACGCTACTCCTGAACAACGTCAGCAACTAGAGGCGCAGAATCGTTCTATCGCCTCTCAAATTGGCGCCACACAGGACGCACAGGGTAATTGGGTAATGCCACAAGCAACACCTACATTAGAAGCAATCAAGACACAATTTGAGAATGATAAATATTGGACTACATTCCAAGAAAATGTCCGTCAGTTTGACACCACTACCGCCATTGAAAAGGCATATAAAGATGGTCAACTGTCTCTTCAACAAGCAGCGCAGGCGATCGACAAATACCAAGCCGAAACGAGTCGTATGGGCACAATCTCAAGCGCAAATACAGCAGCGGAGAGGTTAGCATGGGAAAAAGATCCCAATAACCCGGATAACATCTACAAGATGAATCAGGCAAACAGTGCAGGAACAACCAGAACCGACAACAACAATCAGTTCACATCAGCCGTTGTATCTAACGTTGATCAAATGGATCCAGACACAAGAAAGAAGTTCTTTACCAATGAAAAGCAGACGCTTATTAACCAACTTGGCTTGTCTGGTTATAACACGCTCTACAATCAATATTTCGATCAATACGGCGATCCCAAGTAAGGGGAGATTATCATGTCAATTGACTGGAGCAAGTATGGAATAAAAGAAAAAGACAGCACCGGCATTGACTGGTCAAAGTACAAAACCCCGACAAAACAAGAGAAATGGGAATCAGGCTTAGCAGAAGAAAAAGACCTTTTTTCCCGGATAATCAAGCCGGGTACAATTGAAGTAGGGATTCCCAATGTGGCTGCCTCTATTTCTGCCCCCTTGGGCGTGACCAAAAAGCAAATGGAGACCGCAAAAACTGTTCAACCTGTGCAAACAACAAAAGAAGAACTCCCGGGCCGGGATATTCCGGTCCTGGGTTCCGTCTTCCGCGCACTGGATAAGGTTGGAGACGCGGTAGAAGGCTCCGGCGTCGGTCCGCTTATGCGTTCTTTCTACGTCCCTGGAGCTGGTGGCGCCAATGTATCCGGTCTTGTAGGCGCAGCGGAAAATGTTGCCTCTAAGATTGTGCGGCCCGGCACAGCAACAGCCCTGACAAGCGGACTGAGAGGCGTACAGCAAGCACCTGTACTTGGCAGCATGGTATTGGGCCAAGGGGCAAAGAAAGCCATTGAGGAGGCCGCGGTAGGGGTTCCATTGGGAATCGGGCAGTATCTCGCTACACAGGGCTCCAGCGGCAAGGCAAGCCTGAGCGATGCGGCCATGGCTGGCGTAGACGGTGCATTGCTTGGGGGAGCGATTGGTGCAGCTGCGCCGGAAATAGGTGCAGGCATCAAGAATCTTTCAGCGAAACTGAGCAACAATTTGCGAAAAGGTAAAAACGCCGTGGAAACGGTTGTCCAAGAGGCGGATGCAGTACCTTCCAGAATCGTAGAGACTGTCCCGGAAAATCGTCCTGCAGCAGTAGAGCCGGTACAGCAAACGCAGCGGACACAGTTACCTGTTGAACCCAATGAGCGCGGCCTTGTCACCACCTTGAGAGAGTCCGGTAAACTCACGCCGGAAGTCAAAGCCAACCTGGAAGCATCCCCGGTGCGTACCTATGACCCCATCACCAACGCAGCCACCGTCCAACGGGCTAACCAATTGATTGACCAAGGCTTAGACGTAGCCGAAGCATCTGTATTGGGAGCACAAGGCCGTTTAAACGCGGATAAGGTGGCTACGGGATTCCGTTTGATTGACGAGTACCAAAAGGCTGGGAACGTTCAAAAGGCGGTCACCCTGGCTGAAAACCTTGCTAAGCAACTTACCGAAGCCGGACAAACCGTCCAAGCTGCATCCATCTGGAACCGGCTGACCCCGGAAGGGGCATTGGTGGCTGCCACACGCAAGGTGGAGGCCATCAACCAGAAGCTCCCGAAAGGCGCTGCAGACGTTGTACTGACCGAGAAAAACGCCAACGACATCATGACCGCAGCACAAGCTATCCAGCGCTCTGGTGTGAGCAAGGAACGCGCAGGAAATGTTATCGAAATCCTGGACAATCTCAAAGCCGGAAAACAAGTCACCGTCGAAGAAAAGAAAATTGTCACCGACTTTATTAAGGACGCCAAACAATTTGTGAAGCCTGAAAAAACCATAACTCCTAGAGTCGCCAAGACGCCGAAGGAACTCACCGAACCGCGCGTAAGGGATAAGGTAGTCTCGTTCATGGACGAGGCTGAGAAGGCCGCTATGGAGCGCATAAATGCACGTAGAAACCGACTCAGTTCTACACCGTTTGATGAATGGGCTGATTATGCGATTGTTGGTGCTTCTAAACTGGTCAAGGGCGGCGTTAAGTTTGCAGATTGGTCCGAGGACATGCTGCGTACATTTGGGGAAGAAATCAAACCTCACTTGGAAACGATCTTTGAACAAGCCCAGGAACGCATGAAGTTAACCAGCCGATACGTGAGCAAGGGGCAACTGGAAAAGGCCGCGGAAGCCGCCAATCGTATCACTTCTTCAAACGCCGAAAATGAATTTGTCTCCAACTTTGCTGCATCCATTAAAAACGCTCTGGATAAAGCCAAGTCCGGGGATATCGAAGGAATCAACATCGATGAATTGAAGTCTATGGCACAGGATATTGTTGATAGCGCCAAACCTGGGAAGCCCACCAACGACGAAAAGAAAATTCTACAATCTGCCAAGCGATTAGCGAAGAAATTGACCCAAAATGCAGATGAAGTGGAGCTTACTTCACCATCCGAGCAAGTACGGGAATTCAATGCTTTGGTGCGGCAAGTAGCGGAATTGGCCGATGAAGGCATTGAAAAGGGAGTGCCGCCGAAAATAGATAAAGAGGCCATTGAATCTTTGTCCTATCGGCTGTTCGAGCGCGCAAAACCAAGTCAAGCTGAAAAAGTGGCTACATCCTACTTGAAGAAAAATGAAGCAAAACTGATGCCGGAAGATATCGAAATGGTACGGGAACTCGCCAAGAGTGTATCGGAACTGTCCGGTGATGCCCAACGCGCTGCTTCCCAGGATCTGCAGGTGGTGTTAAACGGTTTCGAACGCGCTGGCGTTGGTCAAAAGCTTTCGTCTGCTCAGTACATTTCCATGTTGCTGAATCCCAAGACACAGATTCGGAACATTGTCGGAAATGAGTTATTATACCGGATCGAGCGTATCCAACGCATGGCGGCAACGCCTATTGACTTTGCGGTATCGAAACTGACCGGGAAGGACAGACAAATCACATTTAGCCGTGGTCCGATGTCCTGGGACAACTTTTTCAGTCCCACTCGAACGTTTATGAAGGGCATAAAAGAAGGCGCTGTGGCTGGCGCAAGGGGTGTGAACCCGGATGGACTGACTACCGCCTATGATATCAGCGGACAGGCATTTAAGAGCAAGTTGAACCCTCTCACCTACCTAGAGAAGGCGCTAGGCGCAACCATGAAAGGTTTTGACTATGCCGCCTATAACAGGGCCGTAGATGGACGTTTGCGGGAAATGGCATACCTGGACGCAATCAACAGTGGGGTAAAAGGGAAACAGGCGGTACAGGCGCATATTGACCGCTATATGACCAACTTGGATGACAATATCGCCTCTGTAGCTAAGGAGTTTGGGCAATATATTACGCTGCAGGATGAAACCACCTTATCCCGGTCATTGTCCCGGTTAAAGCGCGGCGCGAACAAACTCACCACCGGCTCCGAAAACTTTGGCGTTGGGTCTCTTGTTATCCCGTTTGCCAAGACTCCGGCTAACCTCTTACTACGGGCCATCGACTACAGTCCGGCAGGGTTTGCTAAGTCTATCACCCAAGGATATCAAATCCTGCGCATCCGTAATACGGACCTCACCAGGGCTGACGTGATCCAATCTCTGACCCGGGCGCTGTTTGGTACAGGATTATCTGGCGTAGGCGTGTGGCTGTCCTCCAAGGGCGCGTTGCGCGGCGAAACCTCCCCGGATGTGGATGTACGGGAACTCGAAAAAGCAGCAGGACTCAGCCAATATCAGTTGAACGCTTCTGCAGTTGGCCGGATGTTTGACGCTATGGTAACCGGAAATCTGTCGGATGTAGACAAGGCTGCAAAACCGCAGCCAGGTGATACATTTTATCAATACGAATGGGCGCAACCGACTTCTATCCCGCTTGCGCTGGGGGCAAACATCATCAATGAGCGCCGCCAAGCTGCTAAGGACTTGCTGAAAACTGGGAAGACGGAAGGCCTGCCGAAGCAAGCCACAGACGTTACCTTAGGCGCTCTGAACACGCTGTTTAACACATCTGTCCTGCAGGGTATCCAGCAGTCATTTGAGTTTGCACCGGGTGAGAGTAATAAAGTTAAGGCCTTTGCTATCAACGTGCTAAAGCAGATTCCCACCATGGCAACGCCGTCCTTTATCAGCCAGATCAATCAAGTCATGGACAACAAACTCCGGGAGAATTATAGCCCGGACTTTACGGAAGGCTTGCTGAATCCAGCCAAGTCTCGTGTACCCGGAGTAGCGCAAGGGATGGAGCAAAAAGTAGGGACGCTGGGACAACCTCAGACGCGTTTGGATAATGTGTTTGATGTATTCCTCAACCCTGCTCAACGCAGCGTATACAAGCCAACTAAAGAGGCTCAGATGGTCATGGAACTGCTCTCCGATACAGGGGATGACACCTTAGCACCGCGGCGCGTAGCCAAGTACATCACCGGAACAGACCCGGTCACCCGGGCACAGAAACGGGTAGACCTCACTACGGAACAGTATGTGCGTTACCAAACTATTGTCGGCCAAGAAGTCGCCAAGCAGTTGGGACGGATCCCGGATAATGCCACCACGCAAACCAAGGTGAAGCGTATCAAGGACATTTTGACGGATGCCGGGGAAAAGGGTCGCAAACAAATGAAAAAGGAATTGAATCTTAGATAGGAGTCACTTCGGTGGCTCCTTTTCTTATGGGAGGGATAGCATGATCGAATGTATTTCGACCACCTGCAGCGCCTTGGACGGTATGCCAGTCAATGAGAGCGACACCCACCGCATCTTACGAGCCTTTATAGGCTGTGCCGCAGCCGGCTTGACCTATGAAGATGCTGTCTATAACCATCCGCCTCCAAGGGGTGAGCAACATGACACTGTTTCTAGAGCTAATTTGGTGGATGCTCGATCATTGGCGTGACCTGACCATATCCGGTGTGCTGATCTTCATTGGCCGGAAGGTAGCGTTAAAAGAGGTACAGCGCCTCTTACATTTGGACAACGGAAGGGACGAATTAGAATGGACCAGGAAGCGCGTAGAGAAAATGACGGGGGAAACCTATATTCCTATCAAGCCATCATGGAGCGAGGCTCAGAAGAACTTAAAGCCGCTGTACAAGCCATTACAGGCGGTCATCGTCCTGGTACTGATCCGCGCACGGGAAAACTATATCAAATCAAATGGAGGGAAAGACGTGGTCATTAATAAGAAATGGTTGATTGGTCTGATCGGGTATGTGTTGTTTTTTATCAAGCAGTTTGTGCCGAACCTGGAGGTTCCGGATGCCTTCATTGACAACATGGCCGATGTGATACTGCTCTTGATGGGCCTTATTCCGATGCTGCTTAATATGTTCAAACCCAAGCCCAAGGAACACCCGTTTGAACAGCACACTGACCCGAACGAACTGCCATTCGATAGCAGCAAATCCAGTTAAGGGGGTATTCGATGTTTGACATCATCTGGAAGGGGAATAACGGAAGCAACTTCTACCCGGACCGCCGCGGCCAATTCGCCCGGGCCATCTGTAACCATATCTCTGTTGGGACTATGGGGAGCATGTACAACACATTCTCCAATCCCAAAAATGTGAACTCATCCGCTCACTTCGGCGTTGGCCGGGATGGGACGATACACCAATACGTCGATCTTAAAGACGGAGCTTGGACGCAAGGTATTTCCCAGGGACAAATCCCGATGTCCACCGCTCCCATCGTAAAGGACTTGGGCATAGACCCGAATCTGTACTGTGCCTCCATCGAACACGAAGGGTACACCGATCAAAACGGAGAAGTGCTGGGTGTAGACGGTAACCTTACGGAGATTCAATTCTACGCCTCCTGCTGGCTCCATAAATGGATTCAGAAAGAAGTGGAGGATAAGTGGGGTATTCACATCCTCCTGGGCCCGTACAACGTCATCGGTCACTTCCAGATCAATCCCCGTAATAAGCCGTATTGCCCGGGCCTGAATTTCCCGTGGAGCCGGTTATATGCGGAGCTGGCGATTGCGGAGATTATGACATTCGAGGAGTACAGCGTCCGGGTGCAATACAAACTGAACGCCAATTCGGAGAGACAGCGCGGGGCCAAAGTGGTAAACCGGATCTACGATTTATGGAAGAAAGTTGAGACTCCCAATCAGTTTGAGCATAACGCCATTGAAAAGCTGCTGAGTATTGAAAAATACATGCAGGACAATGACATTATGAATCCGTAAATAAAAAAAGCCGGGGCGATTACTCGTTCCCGGCTTTTTCCTGATCAGGCTATGTATCCGGCGCGCCCAACCTGACCCATTTGCCGGACTACCACCTTCATTATACCACATCGGGTCCATCATATCACTACTTCCCGGCTTATTATGGATATATGATTTCTGCATAGTAGGTAACATTGTGTATGTCCAAACCGTCAAAATCATCTTCCCATATAACTTCTTTTCCGTGTCTAATCAATTTACCGACTTGTGTTCGTTTTGTCTTAACATCTACATTATTTTCCCAATCCCAATCCGATTCTTCTGAGCATACCCAGAACCACTTTCCCATTTCTGGAGGATTGGAATCATCATATTTAACCCACTTTATTACTTGTTCCTTATAACGTTCATTCTCTTGTTGTAACCGCTTTATTTCAGCGTTTCTTGCATCTACCATTTGCGCTAACTGTATGGCGTAATCATGCGTCAGATCACCTAATTCGCATATCTGTTTTGTTGTTTCCTCTAACATCGTATCACTCCTCCCCAAACTTATTGAACATTTCCATTACAATGGGCAGTAAAATAACCGCCTGATGATGTTCTTGTAGGTGGTTTAGTTTACCTTTTTCTTCGTAAAAACGTTTAATAAATTTCTTGTATTCCTCAATAATCTTGTTTTTCTGTTCCAATTCATCCTGAACCTTGTGTTTCTGCGCCAATTCATTCTGCAGATTAGATATGGTCCGTCTCAGCGATTTCTCCGTTAACACATTCATCAGAATCACTCCTCCCGGCTCATCCGTTGGTATTTCCTTTGCGATTTTCATCCGCTATTGAGTCTATCACTTTTGCGATATCTTCAAATTTCATCCCAATCACCATGTATGATTTTATCTGAAAATATTCCTGATCGTTTATCACTCCCTTAGAATGAAGAAGACCCATCAATGATTCAATAATTTTTTCTGGTCCCATCGTATCACTCCCTTATCTGAACTAATCCAT